GCGTGCCGATGTCGGAGACATAGACGTCGATGGTGCCGAACGCCTTCTTTTCCTCCACCTTCTCCATGCGGGTGGCGCCGCCGTGGAGGATCTTGGAAAGGATGACGCGCAGCTTCGGGGAAACCATGATGCGGTCGGGGTTGCCGCCGGCGGTGTAGATCTGGGTGATCAGGCCGGTGACCATTTCCTCGGTGACGGCGCGCGCGGTGCCGGCGACAGGGGCCGCGGAAGCCGTGGGTGCCGTGCCGGCGCAGTCGTTGTTGTCCCACAGCCAGGTGGGCAGGCCGCGCATCTTGCGGGTCACGCTGCCGGCGGTTTCCGAAGCGGCAAGCTGGTTGGAGAGCAGTGCGAACTCAAGGTCCTTTTTCAGTTCCTTGGAGCGCTGCGCCATCTGGTGGGCGTACTGCTTGGAAACGCCTGCCTGCTTGACCGCCTGGGCGGTGCCGGAGACGCTGACCGCCTTCTGCAGGATCTGCGTCTTGTTGGAAAGCTCGGTGGACGAAACAGCCGTGAAGGCGGTCACGTCCGCGCCTTCGTAATGGGAGTTGGCCGCGGGGGCGGCAAGGTCTTCGGTCTGCCATTCATGCAGGGTCTGGCTTGCCTCGGCCCTGCCGCACATGGAGAGGAAGGGGGTGTCCGTGGGCGCGATGTTGAAGATCACGTCCATGAGGTCGCGCGGCTTGCCGTTGATGGCCGCGTCCTTGAGCTGACCGCTGATAGCTGCCATAAAACGCTCCTTTTTGCGGCTATGCCGCTGTTAAAACGTTGAACTGCGTCACCGTTACGCCATTTTTCCATTGCGGCACACAGTTTTTTTCACTTTTTTTTCACAGGGTCTCAAAAACGGAGGCGATGGCGTCCGTGGAATTCGGGTTCGCCTTCAGCACCTCCATGGCTTTGCGGTAGCGCGCCCTGCCTTCGTCGCCGCGGGAGGCGGACGCCCCCTGCACCTTTGGCGCGTCGGCAACCTTCTTCGCCGCAGCCGCGCGCGATGCCGCAAGCTTGTCGAACATCATGGCCTTGGCCGCCATCTCCAGCTCGTACCCGCGGGAAAGGCTGTTGACCGCTTCCGCCGGCACGCCACTTTTCACCATGTAGGCGGCAAGCTCGCCGGCGAACTTCTTGCCGTCGAACTCCGCGCCCACCATGGCGCGCACCCTGGGCAGCACGGCGTCGAACTCTCCGCGCATGCGCTGCGCCTCTTCCTGCTGGCGCGCCTGCTGTATCTGCTGCACCTGCTGCGCAATGCCCTGCTGGATCTGCCGTATCGCGCCCATGCGGTCGCTGTACATGCGCTGGAGCTGGACGTAGCTTGCCGGATCGGAAGTGGCCAGCCCCTGCCAGTCCACCTGGCGGAACTCACCCTCCACGATCTGCTGCATGGTCGCCAGCGCCTGCTGGAGCTGCGCGTTGGCCTGCACCGTGAACTGCTCCTGCGCGGCTCGGGCCTTCTGCATGCTCTGCGTCATGGCGGAAAGCTCGGCGGCATGGGCGTTCACGCGCTCGGCAATCTTGGCCTTCACGTCAGGGGCCAGCCCCTGCCACATGGCGTCCTCCCAGCCCTCCGGCATGGGGGGCGCGGGCTGCTCCGCGCCTTCCTGCGCGTCGCTCCCTTCCTGGGCGGCTGCCCCGGCATCCGTTCCCTGGGCGCCGTCCTGCGCGGCGTCGCCGCCTTCGTTGCCTGCCGCGTCGCCGGATTCCTCCCCGGCAAGGAAGGCGTCCGCAATGGCGCCGCTGTCATACAGGGCTTCGCTTTCCGCTCCGCCCGCGCCGTTGCCGGTCTGTGTTTCCCTGATTTCGTCGCTCATGCCTTCTTCTCCTTCGCTTTGCGCTGCGCCGGTGCCTTGGCGGCCTTCAGCGCGGCGTTGAGGTCCTCATCCTTGCCGCGGGCGTTCAGCGCCATGTTCTGCAAGGAATGCAAAATCTGCGATTGCAGCTTGCCCAGGAGCGCCTGCATGGTCCATGCGCGCTCCCGATCTTCCGTTGTCTTGCCGTTGCGCCACGCCGTGACGAACGAATCGTCCAGCGCGGCAAAGGCTTCCTTCACCAGCGGATTCGCCATCAGCCTTCCGGCTTCCAGCGCCGCCTGCCTCTCTTCGTTGCCGTCCATGAAAATCCTCCGTTAAAATCACGCGCCCCTCACGTCGGTCAGCCCGGCGCTGCGCTCGCCCATCATCAGGCGCGTGCGGTCGAGCATGGTTTCCGCCGCCATTTCCTGCTGCTTCAGGGCAAGCTGGCCCTCCACCTTCTGCTTTTCCAGCGCGGTCTTCGCCTGCGTTTCAAACGCCTTGCGCTGCGCCTCGGTCTGCGCCTTCTGCTGGTCAAGCTGCATCTTGGCCTGCGCCTTCTGCTGCTCCAGCATGAATTTTCTTTCGTCTTCGGAAGGCTCGTCGCCGCCCTGCGCCATGGCTTCCTCAGCCGCCTTGGCATCCTCCTCCGTGCCGAAGAAGCGCTCCGGCGCCTCCAGCCCGGCTGCTTCGGCAAGCTTGTGGCAGGTATAGACGATGTTCGAGAGCTTCACCGGCGAATCCGGCCCCAGCTGCGTGAGGAACGCCTGCTGGTACTGCAAGATCTGCTGGTAGGCGGAAACCAGCCGGCTGCGGTCGCCCGTGCCCAGGCCCACGGCCACGCCGATGTCCATGTCCGGATCCCACTTGCGCGGGTCGAACTGCATGAAGCGGCCCTTGATGCGCAGCTGAATCGCCTTGTCCTGGTATCGGTGCACCAGGTGCAGGCAGTACTTGCCCAGCGGCTTGAAGAACATTTCCGCATACACGCGGGCAATCAGCTCCAGGCGCTGGTTGATGGCCTCCTCCATGATGCTGGCGCCGGTGGCCGTGTTTTGCAGGGCGTCCGCCTGCAAGCCCTGCGTGCGCGCGGAAACGCCGGTGCGCCGCTCCACAAGGGAGGACGTCATTTCCAGCCCCTGCAGGGCGTCCGCGCTGCTGGTGGCGACGGGCAGCGCCGTGATGCTGGCGTCGCCGCTGATGCGGTGCACCGCGCCGATGCCGCGGGCAAGCAGGCTGTCGTATTCCACGCTGCCGTTGCCCGTGCCCTCGTTGACCACCAGCTCGCCCTGGTTGGAAAGCGCAAGGCAGTCCAGGTACTGCCGCGTGATCTCGCTGCGCAGGTCCTGAAGGTCGGAAACCAGGTCCGCAAGGCACAGCCCCACCGCCTGATGCGGCATGGGCACGCTGCACGCGGCGAAGAGCGGCGCGCGGTACAGCGGCCATTCCTCCCACTTCATGATGCGGCACTGCTCCTCTTCGCCGCAGTAGGTCACCTTGACCTTTTCCGCGATGCCGTCGCCATTGATGTCGAAGTCCAGCCAGGCCTCGTAAACCTTGTACTCGCGCGTCGCGCCCATGCCCTCGTAGCTTTCGCCGTCCTCGGAGTTGAGGTGCCGGCCCACGGTGCGCTCCTCCATTTCGTCGGCGCTGTTCCACTGCGGCAGCTCGCGGATCTCGTCCGCGGAATACCCCTCCCTGCGCAGGTCGGATGCGGTTTTCAGCTCCCAGTGAGCGACGAAGCGGGCATGCTCCACGTCCCGCGCATCATCGGAAATGATGACCTGCTCGCTGGGCACGGGTTCCACCGTGACCTCGCGCACTTCCGCCTTCTGATGCACCGTGAGGTTGAAAAGCGGCCCGTAGGGCGTTTCCACGCGCTCCGCCTGCACCGCGCCTTCCGTCTCCATGTCGAGGGAGGGGTCGGCAAGCAGCGCCATGGCCTCATCCTGCGTCAGCCCCTCGAACTGCCGCACGCGCACCTCCTCCCGCCTGGGGCAGTGCGCAAGGCACCAGCCCACGCGCTGGTAGAGGCCGTCCTTGAGCGTGTCGTGCAGGATGTGGAACATGTTCCGCCCTAACACCACCTGGTTGACGTACAGCGTGGCGTCCTTGGCCGCCTGCTCCTGCTCCGGCGTGCGCGGCTCGAAGCGCACGATCTCGTCGCCGCTGAACACGCGCAGCAGGCCGGGCATGGCCCACTCCACCGTTTCCATCACCGTGCGGTCCACGTAGGTGGAAAGCCCGCGCTCGGCGCGCTCATCGTCCGCCTGGTAGCCGTAGCCCAGGTACTTGCGCTTGAGCTTCGAGCGGCTCACGGAAAGCTGCCCGCCGTCCATGCCCATGCAGTGCTCCATCTCGCGCATGACGCACCTGCGCAGGGCGCCCTTGATGTCTTTTTCCTTCGCCATCAGCAAACCCTCAGATTCTTTGGCCGCGCCAAAGGCTTGAAACCGTTTTCCGCCCGCTGGTAGCCAACCGCGGCATAGCGGAAGGCGTCCGCCCCGTGGCTGGACCAGTCGTGCAGCGGGCTTTCGCGGAAGCATGCCCGCGCGTCATCGTACTCGCGCCGGTAGCCGTACAGGCAGTTCAGCCCCTTGGCGCACTTGTCCCTGTCGAACCATGCCGCGCCCAGCACCTGCCGCGCGGCCTCAATGCCGTCCATCAGCGGCAGCTGCTTCGCCACCGTGAAGTTCAGCCCCATCTGCCGCGCCGTCTCAATGCGGCTCCTGCCCGTGCCAAGCTCGCGCACCGCGATGTCGTGCGGCGCGATGTGCACGCCGTAGCGGTAGCCCTTTTTCGCCAGCACTTCCGCGTAGTGCATCAGCCCCTCGCCGGACGCTTCGTAGTAGTCGATGAAGCGCCACTCGCCCATGTGCCCCACGGGGAGATGCTGGAAAAACCAAATCGCCGTGCTATCGCCCATGCCCAGGTCCCATGCCGTGTTCACAAGCAGGTTCGGCTCCGCTGGCACCCTGCCGATGCGCCCGCCTTCCTCCGCCGCCTGCAAAAGCCTGCCGTAGTAGCTGCCCTCGGCGACCATGCGCGGGTTGCCCTCCCATATCCAGTCGTACTTGTCAGGATCGGTAGCAAGACACTGCCTGCGTTCTTCGTCCAGCACGTCGGGAAACCAGGGGTTGTCCCGCCAGGTTACCTTCTTCACCAGCGCATCTTCCGGCCTGCCAATGATGAACTGCTGCCAGATGGGGGAATGCACGTGTTCCGGGTTGAACGAAAACCAGATTTCGGAGCCGGGTTCGCGGATGGTGGGGCGCAGGATGTCCAGCGAGCGGTCGGAGATGCTTTCCGCCTCCTCCACCCAGCAGTGCGTCAGGCCCTTCATGGACTTGAGGCTGGACATGTTGTGCAGCCCGTAAAAGACAAAGAGCGTGCCGTTGGCACCGCGGATTTCCGCCTCCAGGCTGGTGTAGAACCCGCCCAGCCCCAGGCGGCTGATCTCATCGTCGAGCAGGCGCTTTACGCTGTCCTTGATGCTCTTCTGCACCTCGCGGGCGCAGAGCACGCGGATAGGCTTCTGCATGCCCATGAGCAGCAAAACAATGGCGAACGTCTGCGACTTGCCACCGCCGCGGCCGCCGTAAAACACCTTGTAGCGGTGAGGCTCAAGCAGCCCCTCGAAGGCTTCGGGAATTTCAGCAGTCAGCTTGTCCATTTGGCTTCACCAGCTTGATAACGATTTCATTCGGCGGCGTCATGCTGCCGTCAGAAGATGTCAGGTCGATTTTCTGCTCTTTCGGATAGAGCGTATCAAGGACCATCTTTATGGCGGTCAAATCGCCGTTCGCCGCCTTCGTGAACCATGCCAGAGCAACGCGCTCGGTGCCTGTCTGGTCGCCCTTGACCTCGGTATCGAGCAGGGCTTTCAGCGCTTCTTTCAGGTCCCGCTTGCGGCGGCGCGCCTTGCCAGAGGCAATGCCGCCCTTGCGGCTGATTCTCTTTGCTTCTTCTTTGGTTCGCTCAGTCACGGGGATAAGGTCCTTTCG